TGTTTTCGGCGTCCCATTCTTTCCAGCCTGGCTTGCCGTCACGGTTGCAGCGAAAACCGCGTCCGTGTGTCCCCCAAACGTACTGATGGATCTCTTCGATGCCGAGGGCGACGTGGTTGTTGGCAAGCCAGTCACAGATCTCGGTAACGAGTTCTTGCTGGGATTGTTTGTAGCCAGCGTCAAAAGCGCGTCCTGTGCCGTGTACTGAGAGCATGGTTGATCCGCGCATCGGACGATAGGCATAGATCCCGAGGTTTTTGAAGCCCCATTTAATGCCGAGAATGTCGAGGAGTTTGTGCGCGCCTGGAGTGGCTTTGCCGTTTGCGGTGGCGTCTTTGTTGCCGGTGTACGGCATGGCGTTACTTTTTGGAGCTGCTTTAGGCGTTGTCATCTTTGTCTTTCGTGTGTTTCAGGCCGTTTGAGGCAAGTACGCCAGCGAGTGATCCTGTGAGGAACATCATCATCGGGGAAAGCAGGCTCCAGGCACTCTTATCATTATCCGAGACTTCAAGAGGCTGCGTTACAAAAAGGAGTCCGTAGAGAAGAGCTGCTGTGGAAATGAAGAACGTGATCGAGAGCGTGATGCCGACGATGAGGATGAGTCGCGCTTTGATTTCGTCGTTGTTCATCCGTGGGCGTAGTGGTGGGATTTTCATGGGCAACGGTTCTCTAATGCTCGCGTCGAGCCGACCGAGGCGGTATCGACTGTGATGGTGGTTGATCGGAGCGCTTTGTTTTTGGTGAGTGGTGGGCAGTTGACGCGTTCACGGTCTCCGCACGCGGTGAGAATTGACGCAAACAAAAGCGCCACGAAACTAGCTCGCCAAATCATCGCCGTATAGTCCTTTGCTGCCTTCAATGGCAAACAGATATTGTGCGTATTCTTCTTCTGTCATTTCGCGTACTTCGTCGTCTATTTGTATGTTTGGTCGTGTCATTGTTTAAGCCTTTCGGTATCCGTAAACATAAATAATCCCGCCAGTTATGTTTCCTGCAACAGCCAAGATGAAAGATGTGTAAGCAGTTGCGGTTTTATGCACACCGTATGCAAAACCACCCGAACCACCGCCGACATAGGAGCCTTGTATCGTGGTGTATTTAGCAACGTTGGGGTTCAAAACGTCTAGGCATACGTTGTTGTTATTGGTATTTGCTTCGCCTGCGTAGTCAAAAGCACCAGATGAAGCGTTAGTTAAAACGGTTGCTGCTCCACCTGCATACGCATAAATGACTGTTGAATAAGCATAAGTGGTAACAGATGCGCCCAATTTGAGCGTGATTGCTTGTGCTGTATTTGCAGTCCCGCCAGCATAAATAATCTTATAGTTGTCATATGTGCTTGAAAACGCGTCAGAAACAGTCACGCTAGAAACGCCAGCACCTACAGTTTGTTCTTTGACATATACGAGCCCGCTGTTTGCTAAGTACGTGTTGGTGTCTGAAGCGGTCAGCACTTCGCCAGTAGTAAAAGTTTTTATAGCCATTAGAAACCCAGTCTATTCTCGTTAAGTTTGCCGTAAATAGCATTATCTAGAATTAAATACGCGTTATTGTCTTGAGCCGACATATACAACGTGACGCGAGTTTGCTGAGGAGTCGCGCTGATGTTGACGCCCTCAAAAATTGTGTTAAACGTCCCAGACCTGAAACTGACTCTGCCGTTTGTGTTAATTGGCGCTTTGCATAACTCGATGACGGCTGTGTTGAAAAGTCCCCCAGGTCGGGGAACCTGCTGGACGTCGGTGAAAGTGATCGCTGCAAGAGTCGAGTCGGTGTCTTGGAAGTTGTTGAGCACCCATTGGGCATGGCTCAACGCTTGGCTCGTTGTGTAGTCAATGGTGTCTTTTTGCCAGCCGTACAGCGGTGTCGTTGCAAGTGTGGCGGTCTGAGCTGCGAGACCTGCTGGGGTGATCGTGACGGAGTTGTAATAGTTGTCGGCTGATGACCTGAACTCGATTTGCTCATATTTCATTTGCAGGTCATAGGCCGTCCCTGTGCCGTCGTTGAAGACGTAGGTCGTGGCGAGTGGCGCGTTGCGACCGAACCACCAAAGGTAAAAGTCTCCTTGGTGGGTGTAGTTGTCGGCCCACATTCGCGCCTCTTCAGTGCGCGTGATTGTGTTAACTAACTCGAAAGCGTTTCCTGTGTACGTTTGCGCGGAGCCAGTTGAACGTCCAAAGTTTTGTACCGTGTCAAGTCCGACGGTCGCGCCAACGTAAAGAACTTGGTCGTCTGTGGGGTTTTCGGCTAGCGCGTAGTTTGTGAGCTGTGCGCGTCCCCAGTCCGCTTGGATGCCTTCACATTCAATAGTGACGCGATCCTCGTTAGTGACAAAGCCATAGTTAATCTTTACGTCTCGGATCCGACCAATAAAGCAGTCAAAGTCATCCGTCCCGACAACGACGCCAGGCTTGTTGATGTACCCAATGATCGGGTCGCCGAGTTTTGGGGTTGTTGTCCATGACGAAGGAAACTCCGATTCAACTGTCATTGTGTCGATTGAGTAGTCGTCTATTTGTAGTCGGCGTCCCTTAAAGATGTTTATCGCCATTACTGATGGGAGCGTTACCCATGACGCGCCAGACTTAAAGTCAACTTTCCAGACAAAAGGGATAGCCATTAGGCAACTCTTACTGGTATAGGGCCGTTGCTGCGGTTGTACCTACGCAAAGCGTCCACGATGGCATTGGGGTCGCCACCGTTGACATAGACGTTAAAGGTGTTGCCCATATTCGGCATATTGCGCCCAGAAAGAGGAATCACGGCTTCTGGGCCTGCCTCGCCGATCATCGCAAGGGTCGGGCCTGTGACGATGCCACCTTCCGCAAGCATTGGGATCCGAGGTATGTCTGGCGGGTTGATTGTCAATTTTGGCCCTGGGCCTGGAGGGTCAATAGTGAACTCAAGCAGCTTGTTAATACGGTCGATGATCTGAGTGTTTACGACTGAGATGATGCCGTTGGCGAAGGCTTTGCCGAGTTCCAGACCAAACTTGCCGAGGTCTGAGAACGCTCCGAGAACAGCAGTAACGAGAGATCTTGCCAACTCGAGCGCAAAGCCTGCGAGCCCTTTAATTAGATCTGGCCCGATATCGACTAGCCATTTCAGGAGCGCGACTGAGAGCTTTGCTGTGGCTTTAATTAAGAGCGGTATGCCGTCGTTGATGATCCATTTGATCATGTCGCCGATGAACTTGCCGAGAGCGGTTAGGGCTTCTGGGCCTGATTCTTTGATCCAGGCTGTGAGCTTGTCTTTGAGAAGGGTTAGTTTTGCGCCCAGTAATGGCAGGCCTTCATCGACGATCCAGTTGCCCATTTTGACTAGCAGGTTCTTCAGTGCTTCAAGAGCGATCGGGATGCCTTCTTTGAGCTTGTCGCCGAGTAACTTAAGAACTCCGCCAAGACCTTTCTCGTCAAACACTTTTGAGACAGTTTCAAAGGCTGGGATCAAAGTCGTGGTGGCAAAGCCGACGATCTTTTCAAACGCTGGGAGGAGTGCTGTGCCGAGTGTTTCGGATGCTTCGCCGAAAGCGTTTTTAAGTCTGTCAAAGCGTCCGACCGCGCTATTGGAAAGTGCTTCCTGGCTTCCTCCAAAAGTGTCGTTTACTGCTTCCATTGCGCCAGCAAAGTCTTTTGACTTGATGATGCTTGCATCGAGTGGGACGCCGAGCTTCTTTAACGCGCCCATCTGACCTAGGAAGCCTTTTGCTAATGCGGAAGTAGTTGCCTCGAGCGGCTTGCCTGTCGCCGCGCTAATATCCATGGCACTTTTGAGTAGGTCAAAGGCTTTCGTAGAGCTTCCCGTGGCTCTGACGAGTGTGCCGAGTCCGCTTCTCAGATCGTCGTCTGCCACTCCTGTAGCGAGGGTCATTGAAGAAATGAGATCCTCAATGGAAGAGATCTGATCGTCGGTCGCGCCAGAAGAGTTCTTGAGAGTCTTTGCAAGGACGGCTTGCCCTTGAGCATCTTCTGCAGCTGCTTTGACTGACGCCCCAAGACCTGCTGCTATTGCTGCTCCCCCAATGGCTGCAAACTTGGCGACGTTCTTAAATACTTTTGTCGCTGAACCGCCGAAGCCTCCGATGGCTGAGTTAGCGAGGTCAATGCCTTTGCCGTTGAAGTCGGTAATGATCGGGATGTTGATAGCCATTACTGCATTTCCTTCTCAACTTTGTCCATGACGTCCTCTACAAGTTTGACTATGCCGCGCTGCACGTCTGGAAGATGTTTGTCCGCTGTAGGCCATAAGACGAAACTGTTTTTGGCGCGTAGGTTTTTGTTGAATGTTTTGCCAGGGTTCGCTTTACCTGCTACTTCAAAAATTGCGCCTGCTGGGTTCGCCTGGGTTATGTAGATGACACTTGAGGCGTTTTTGCGCGTAGAGGTTTTTAGTTTGACGCCGGAGCGAACTTTGCTTACTGACCACGGCAGCAACTCGCGCCCGTTGTTTGTCCACAGTTGCGCCATGCCGGAAAGAGGTATCTCTGGGTAAGCTGCTTTTGCGTCGGCGACGAGTGGCGCTGCAATGTTCTTGGCTTCACGATTAAAGTCTTTGCGATACTCAGGATCTATTTTCCGTAGCGAGATGATTGCCTGCTTCGCGCCTTTGATCTCTGATTTCATTTCAATCATCGTTAATCCTTTCGGCGTCTATTAAGCACATCTATCACAGTATTTAGATCCGTGTAAGTGAACTCGATTAGTGGGGGCCAGTAGCCAGTCTCGACAAGTAACTCGGCGAGACTGCGCCCTACTGATCCCCTTGTGTGGGGTTTGCTGACTCTGTTTCCAAAACTTCAAGATTGACTAACTTTTTGAGGAAGTCATCCAAAACGACTGGAGGATTATGTCCTTGCTGTTTGGCTGCTTCGTGAGCGAGGTAGCCGAGCATCTCGATAGAGATACCGTTTGCCAGGTCAGACGCTTTGACTTTGTATTTCCGCTCTAGCTGCACAAGATGAAAAAGATTAGTTTCGACAACGTAATCTTCTTCTCCTGTGTTGATCTTGATAGATAATTTCATGGGGTTTCCTTTGCACGGTAGGGAATTGGTTTAGGGGGTAATGTCGCGAACCCAGGTGCCTCCCGAGAAGCTCACTTCAAAAACTTGAAGCTCTCCGACGGTGTAGGAGTAGGCGTTGTTTGCGATCATGGTGTTACTAATCGTCCATTCTGGATTGCTTGCACTAATTGCGCCTGAGTCTTTTTTGACGACAATAGTGGTCGTTCCGAGTCCGACTTGAGCTGCAAGAGTTGCTTCTACTTCTCCTGCTCCGTATGAAGCGTAAAGAGTGAGCGTGCCTTCTACTGTCTGTAATCCTGGAACCATGCGCTCGCCGAGGTCTCCGAAGGCTGTGCTGGTTAATGGGTTACTGCCTAGGGTAAAACTAATACTTGAGGCCTGATCCGTTAGATCAACTGTCGCCAAAAGTAATGAGCTTGGCTGGGATAGGTAAGTGGTTGTTGCCATGATTTCTCCTATGGGTTTCTAGAGGTTCCTACACGTACCGTGAGGTCGTATGAGGGTATGTCTTGTGATCCGATTGTCGTGACAGAAGGACTCCCTGAGATGAGGGAGATCGCGCTGTTCATGATCGTGTCGGCTGTAGTGATGAGGTAGTCGCTGGCGTCGCTGTTGCCTGGGGGCGCTGCGAGGATCCTCACTCCGAAAGTAATTTCGGCGATGTTGCTGTTAAAGCAGCTGAACGTAGGTGGCTCGACAAAGACTGTCATTGGGCGAGCGTTGCGCGCATCGGTGACAACTGCCAGCCCGAGTCCCGTGAGCGAGGCTACAAGGGTGCTCTGGGCGCTTGCAAAGATGCCTGATGCACTCATGCGACTTGACTCCTATTAACGCCGAGGAGACGGTTGATCTGTCCCATTGAACCGACGGATCCTGGGATGTTCATTGCTTCAAAACTGGCAAACGAGTCAACGCTTCCGCGTTCACGGTATAGAGTTCCGGCGAGCATTGTTGTCCCGAGTTTGACGTCCGCGCCTGGCGAAGAAGTAAGCGAGTCAAAATAACCTGCTT